TATGTTCAATGTAATCAAATATTACCAGACGAAGAGGCAAATACTTTGCCTGGTGTAACAATTAGTTTTAAAGGTAAATTCACACCACTTGGATCAGAAACAGATTTCGGTAGTTTTACATTTGAAAATGATGGCTATACAGACGCTAGATTTACTGCAAGACAAGTGCAAATGACAGTTACAGGCGGTACAACACAAGACTTTCAAGTTGGCAACATAAGACTCAACTTGCGTAACAGAGGCAGAAGATAATGGATCTATCTTCACAACGACAGTATTTACAAAAAGCTGATAACGCAAAGGTATATCTCACAACTAATACTGTTACTACACTTTACACATCACCTACTGGTAGCGCATTTGATTTTACTATTATTGAGTCTATATTGGTCAACAACAATACATCTGGTCAAACCAACATAATTTTAACTTTGACTGATACATCAAGTAATGTATTTAGTTTGTATAACGAACACGTTATTGCAGCTGATACTACCGCAGAACTTTTATCAAAAAGTTTGGTGGTAAAAGCAGGCGAAATATTAAAAGTAACCGCTGCTGATGCCAACAAATTGTATGTCACAGCAAGTTTGATTGAGTATGCAAAAGGCGACTAATAAAGTAGTAGAACTTAAAACACAAGAAAA